GACGAACTCGTCTTTCCAGTCCGATTGACGGCTTTCTAAAAGTTTACCTTGGTAAGATTCCTCTCCACGGGCCATTTTTTCTGCGTGCATGTATTGTGCATCGGCCATACGCATTTTTGTTTCTTGTTTTTTCTTATAAATGTGTGTTCCAGCGTTCATCGCTAGTTTAATTGCACTAAACCACATATTAATTACCTCTTTCTTCTTTTAGAGCACTTTGAAGCAAAGTTTTTTCGATAGAAGTCTCTGCACGTAGGTTTGCAAGCTCTTCATTCTGTTGTAACTTCTCATCTTGGTTTTGATCGTTCATCATTGCTCTCATTTTATCAAGATTTAGTCTTTCTTGACCTTCTTTTTCTTTTCTCTCATTTTCTTGTGCTTGTAAATCTAATTCTCTTGCTCTTAACTGTGCAATTGGGTCATTTCCATAGTCACCATTGATTTTTTTCTCTTCATTCATAAAGTCTTCAGTTAATTCTGCAATTAAAATTGCTTTTCTTGACTCAATTTTTTGTTGTAGCATTTGAATGTCGTTTTGCATGTTAGGATTCTGCTGCATTGCTTGTGGATTCTGCATCATTTGTATCATTTGTTGTAATTGTCCTAACTCTTCTCTAAATTCTAACTCAATTTGTTCTTGTGCCATTAAAGAAATGTGTTCTAAACAGTTTTTATGTATAGCTGCACCTATCATCGGTGCATTTTTTACTAAACTAGTTGCCATAAAGTTCAAATGTGAAGTCATATGTGCTCTATGATCTTGTCCAGGAAACGCTTGAAAAGGTTTTCCAGCTAATGCATCAATATGTTCTAACGCTGGATCTTTTGGAGTTGGTTTTTCTGGTTTTTTTAAAAGTAAATCTATATCTTTTGCACCTAATGCTTCATACATATTTCTAAACACTTCATATTGATTATGAATTTGTGGATTAGCTGCTGCTAATTGCATTTGTGTTTGAGCTAAAGATATTCTTTGTGTTTGAGAAAAAATATTAGGATCTGCAACTGGTAAAATATCTATTTTGTCATCAAAGTCAGTTTGTTTAATTTGTTTTTGTCCACCAACAACATCATAAGGATATACAGGTGGTAGATATAATTTACATACTCTAGCCATTAAAGTAAATTCTTGTTTCATTGAAGCATACATTCTTTTGTGAACTGCAGACATAACACGAGAACCTCTTTCTAACATTGCAACAGTTGTACCAACAGCTGCTTGTTGATTACCATCACCAACTTGCATATCAGCAATTGCTGCAAATCTTTGACCTGCTTGAACAACATTACCCATTAAATTAAATAATGTAGCTGACGGTTCTTTAAATGGTAAAGGCATAAATGCATCTCTGATACTTCCTCCAGGTGCATCTACATCTTTAAACTCTCCCGGTTGAATTGGTTGTGCTTCATCTTTAACTCTAATACCACGCATTTTAAATCCTGCTGGCATGTTAGATAAAGTTCCTGCATCTAATAATGATCTTAAAGCCATTGTTGCAGTTCTACTTAATCCACCAATCATGTGTATTAATCCAAAACCATAAAAACCTAAACCTGGTAAAAATTTAAAGTGAACAAAGTATTGTATCTTTGCTTTTAATTTATCACCAACTTCATAGTTTCTTCTTATAGATAAAACTTCTTTTGATGCTTCTTCAATTGTTACAATGTATGGTAATTTAATTCCTGTAGGTTCTTGTTCAGGACTCATGTCTTCAAAACCTGTTAAGTCTAAATCCACATGACATTCTAAAAGTGTAAATAATTTTTGATCTCTACCTTTTGTTCGACCTTCTAACTCACGTTCTTTTTTTTCAGTTTCACTTTCTTCATTCTGACCTGGAGTTAATTCGATGTCTTTATAAAATCCTGCAACTTGTTGTTTACGTAAATCATTCTCTGACATTTTAACAACATGAATAATTGATTCCGCATCTTCTAATGAGGTAGCAGTATACGGAACAATTAAATCATCTGCGGGTACAAATTTTGAAACGGTTCTTTGATGTATATCATCATAGTAAACTTTTTTAAAAGCAGAACCAGATAGTGGTAAATAAAATAACATTTGATCAAACTCAGCTTCGTATTCTTTCATCTCTGTCATAATTTGATAATTCAAATAATCTTTAACACGAATAGCTTGTTGTTCTTTTTCAGGAGTTGGCATTCCAACCATTTGAGTTCTTACAGGTCCACCTGCAGGTAATAACTCTTTGTAAGCTTGCGCTTGAAATTGTGTAACAGCTTCAGCTAATACTGGGTGAGTTGCACCACTTGCTCCTTTAAATGGTTCTGTGCTTTTTTCATATTTAAAACCTAAAAGTTCTAAACCTTCTTGATAAGCATGTTCCCATTCTTTTCTTGAATTTTTGTAATCACTATAATTGTCATATAACTCATGACCTAATGGACTTAAAATAGAATCATCTAATAAATCTGCTAAGTTTGCAAAATGGCCTTCATCTTCACCTGGGTTTACTAAACCTGGTTGAAAGTTTACATCTACTGATCCATCATCGTTTTCTTGAACGTCAACAGGATTAGCAGGTTGTTTTTTAGCCTGCTCTTCTGCTATTTCTACTTCAACTTCTTCTGGACTAGGTACTTTGATAGTTTGTTCTACGTTGGGTAAAACTTTGTCTATTTCTGCCATTTATTTTCTCCTGTTTAACTGTCTTAACAGTATTGTATTTAATATTCAACCCTTGAGGTGTTGGCCCTCTTCTTGGTGGTGGACCTGATTTTTTGCCTATCATGACATTAAACTCGCAAGTCCTCCTTTTTCCTTAGGTAATCGTATAAAAGTATCAGTCCCTGTTTCAAAACTTTCTAATAAATCTGATATTTCATCTGCGCCATAACCAAAAGCTGTATAATATTTTTCTAAACCATCAGAAAATTGATCCTTTAAATTTTCGTTATACAAAGCCTTTTCTTCATTACTTAAATCATTATATTTTTTTGCCTTCTTATTATACTCTGAGACTTTTCCAATTTGAAACTCTGGGTCAACTGTGGACATATCGGCAAAAATATTAGAGCCTTTGAAAGTCTGTCCTATGTTTGGGACGTCTAAACTAATCTTAGGAATTCTTTTTTCCTGATCTCTGAAATACGAATTGTCCTCCTGCTTACTAACAATGGAATTTATTATGTTATTGTAATTATCTTCCATTTCTTTTTTAATATTTAAAAGTTCTAATCTATTATCTTTAGTTATTTTTTTATTATTGAATTTTTTTAATTTATCAAAAATTTTATAATATTGATTTTCAAAACCTTTCCCCACTAAAATTTTTTGATTTACAACAGGATCTTGAAAAACTAAGGTTTGAATATCATTTATGTTAGACCCCTTTAATAACGTACTATATTTATCCGCTATTTTTATAGACATGGGGTGTCCAATATCTTCCAGTGCACCAGGTTGATAAACATCTACATCTTTAGAAATTTTTCTAATCTGTTGATTAAATCTAGTAAAAAGATTTCTTAAAGGATTATCTAGTTTTTTCATAAGTTTATATCTTTCTCGCGGAGCAACAATACCCGTCCCTTGACCATATGCATGTTTGCCTTCTGACCACTTGGTTAATTTAGAAGCTGCATCCCCTAGGTTAAAAAATCTTTCTGTTTTATTTGATCCCATTCCTTTTTCATTTGCCACACCTAAGTTTTTTAAATTAGTTCCTAGAGTTTGAACAGCATACGTACTATCTCTATCTATTCCAAAAACATCCGCTAACGTTTTTAAATTATAAAAACCATCTTTTTTTAATTTTCCATCTTTTATAAGAAGATTAATTTTCTTCTCAATAATTTCAGGGTTGTGACGCATTAAATTAGTGGCAGCTTTAAAAGAATTGTTTGAAGGCTCAATATCTATTACAGATTTTGTTGGCCCACTTTCTAAAGTTTGCGTTATAATGTTTGGATGAACTTGTCGAGTTTTTTTAATTCTTTGTTTAAAAGAACCTGTACCCATTTTTAAGTCCTCATTTAAATACTTAGATACAGCTGAAAGACTTCCATCAAAAAATTTATTTTTAAACTCTTCCACCCCTGTCAAATATTCATCATCAAATTTAGAAGCTCTAAATCTTTGTGGGACTTTTTTAAAGTCCTCTTCTTTTTGTTGAAAGTATTTTCTAAATTCATTTATAGTCTTAAAATCACGAAACATTTGTTTATAATCAGGTGGCTTTTGATCGGGGTCTTTTCTATCCTTCTCAACTTTTTCTATTCTCTCCACAATCTCTTCTTTAGATTCATCTTCAGGTTTACTAAAAAATATATCTTTCAATCTTTTAGCACCTGCACCAATAGCTAATGGAGGTATTATTGCTCCAGGAAGATCTAAAGGTTTAAAACTTTCAGTGTCTGTAGGATCTTTTGTAGGAAATAAAGGATTTAAAGTTTGAACAGCTAATCCATTTGATGCTTTTACCCTGCCACCTGTTGCAGCGTTAAATGGTCTATCTAAATTTATTCTTCTTAAATACTCTTCGTAAGTTTCTTGAGACGGGTCAAATTTTTCTTGTAGTTCATCTTTCAATGGACCAGGTTCTAGTTCATCTATTAAACCTGCAGTAGGACCTGTTTCTATTTCTTTAATCTTAATGTTATTTCTTTTTATATAATCTGTTAAAGACTCTCCTGGTTCAACTCCAACACCAGAGTTGTAAGCGTCTATGACATCTTCATATGCTTCAGACTCATTATCACTAGCCATCAAAGTTCCTTGTCGCCTGTCGCTAGGATCAAGATTCAGGGGACTGGGGTCTCCTACAATTCTTTCTCCCGTGTATTGCTCTTCAATATCTTTTAGTCTTTGAAACAAATCAAAGGCTATTGTTTTTTCTCTGTCATTAATTTCTAAAGGTGCGTCTTCTCTTTTCATAATTACCAATAATATTTATAATTTTTAGGAGGACGTTTTTCATCCTCATAATCTTCAGGGTGTTCTAATAAACCTCCCTGTCTAAAACGCATTACAGCTTGTGTTGTACTATCAACCAAGTCATCATGATCCCCATAAGGAAACGCAGCGCATTCTTCTATTACTTCTTGCGCAAACTGTTTACTCAAAGGTGCCCATATATTACCAGATTCAAAGAGAGGTGCAACAGAATTAACTCTAGTGTGTTTATCGTTTCCACGTGATGGAGTGTAGTTTACAACAGGTATACCCATATTTCTTAACTCATAGGTTAAGGGTAATCCAGATGCTTTAGCTTCAACCAATACAGTTTCAGGTTGCCAGTAATCATATTGTTCTTTTGCAACACGACGTAGTTCAGGAAATTCATATCTTTCTTTTATTGCATCTAACAACAATAGTTGTGGAGGACCATCTTCATTATGTCTAAAGATACCCCAAGTAGTTATCGCACTGTAGTCAGCAGTTTCTTTTTTCATAAATGCAGTATCATAACTTTGAATGACATGTTCTAATTTTGG